TCAACAATCTATGACAAACAATCCTTATGTAAACACCCTAATTGAAATGGGTTATGATCAACAAGATGTAGAAGTTACATCAACAATGTTTCAAAAGAAAGAGATTCCGTGTGTTATACATGGCCGTTCATTTGAAACAGAAGAACAATACAATCAGGAACTTCATGAGTTTATGAATGGTATGTGAGTTCTTCCGAGTGTTACGAACGCCGATTTTTTTCATCATCACTCAAAGGGTATCAACAAGGGGGGACGCCTAAAGCGTTCCAATAGTGTGAGGGACGCAGACCGCTCCCACTCACACCAATCTTTTCTAAAACTCTCAAATCATGCGTAAAATTGAAACCGAAATGTGCCAAGCAATCCAGTCTAATCTTGATTGGAAATCTGGTAACACTCAAGTCATTACAATTGAGGGTGTAAGTTTCGTTTATCTTCATGGCAATCAAATTGCAACTATTGATGATGATTCGATGACTATCTTTGATGGAGGTTATCAATCAACTACAACTAAGTCTAGATTGAATGCACTATGTAACTACTTCTGTGTTGATGGAGAGTGTGTTTATCAAAAGAACTTTCAGTGGTATGTTGATAAGTTTGTAGGAATGGCAGGACAAAGTAAAGTCTTCAATACATATGATTTCACAAATGGTTTCATCTTTGCATGATCATTAACTAACAACTAGGCAGCACAGTATTCAGCGTAAGACCTAGTATTAACCGAGTCCTGGTGATGACTTAAAACTCACTAATTACAAACTCTAACTAACACTTTTTCATGTCTAAGTCTGATCTCTTCCTTGCTCTTGAATCTGCTGAGAATGGTAATGATATTCTTCTCATTCTGGAGGCAATTGAATCACTCTATTGATCACTTAGTTCATATAACTGAATAACACATAAAGGGGGTAAAATCACCCCTTTTATGCTATTATACATAAAGATTAGTCTTTTTTATATAATTAAATGTTATTTTAAATGTATATGAGTTCTCCACACCCTTGTGGAAAAGTATTATATAATGTGTGTATTAAGGTGTATTTCTGTGGAAAAGTGTGTGTTTTAATGTCTCATAGTCCTTGTACTTATGATTAATTAAATGTCCCCAGTCCTTGTGATCTTAGCAAGCACTCTATCACAACCGCGCAGAAATGTCAAGCACCCGCACATAAGTTTTTTGGGGACTTGACACTCAAAAAACATAAGCATCCCTCATAAATAACGGTTATGAGGTTGACATATAGCCACGCTCATTCTACACTGATTAAGTCTTCACACCACTCGGAGAAACATGCCTGCTATCTATCAACAAGCACAGAAGCAACGTTATCGAATCACCTTGAATATTGAGGCACTGGGAGATTTTGATCCCAACAATATCAACTGGGAAAGGTTGTTCGAACTTGAAGGATCTGAGAGGTGTGATGCTTATGTGGAAAGTTTAAGTACTCCAGACAAATGGTGATTGTATAGGAATTAAAGTTACTCACCTTTAAAGTGTCCTTATAGTGTAAGCAGCAAACCGCCCCAATGAATTCAGTCACTCAATTGACTCACATCATTGACAGTCTGCAAGATAGTGGCAAAACAGTTACTATCAAGAAACTTAAGACTCGTGGACCCCGTAAGGGAGAAACCTGGTCTAAGTTGCCGATGGGGATGGTTTCAGGTCGCGCATTGGGTACAGTTAAGACGGGAGATTCTACCACCAAAGCAACAACAACAGGCGGGGGACGTGAACAAACAATGACCCCAGTCTGCGGTATTGGTAAAGAGATGGTATCAAATCTTTCAAAGGTTAAGCGTCGTTACGCTGCACAGATTAAAGCAGACCGTAAGGCAGCTGCACTAGATCGTCGTTGATACTTAAGGGGGGTACTTATTCTCCTTTTAAGTTACTCACCTTTAAAGTGTCCTAATAGCGTAATCACTCAATTCACTCATGACAGTCTCCGCTTTTCAGACAGACCTCACCGATACCACCTACAACGGTTGGACGAACTATGAGACCTGGAACGTTGCCCTCTGGATCGGGAACGATGAGGGTCTTTATGACCTGGCGCGTTCGGCAGGTAGTTATGAGAATTTCGTAGATGCTCTCGAGGGTTGTTCCTTCAATGACGTATCGACGCCCGATGGTGTTAACTACAGAGACCCTAAAGTAAACATCGTCGAGATTAATTCTGATTGCTACTTCGGTGTCTAATAGTGTGAGTTAAGTGATACTTAGTGGGGGGACAGTTGTTGACACATTGTCCCCTTATCTGCTATAATAGCAGTATGCGTATTCGGCAGTTATTGTGCCCTTATGTGTTAACGTGCGGGGCGCGTAACGGGGGGGCGTTATAAAAATCGCATAAGTCCCTAACCTACAGAGGTGACAATTCGACTTAGATATAAAAAACAAAAAAAAAATTCCGCGCCCCAAAAAAAATTCCCGGAGGTAAAAAACCAATGGAAAAGGTTTATCACATCTACGCAAAGGAAGAATGTATATACAATAATCTTACAGAGAATGAGTTTAAGGATATATGGATAGCATTAAAGGGTATGGTAGGTCTTATGAAGACTGACTATACAGAAGAGGATATTAGTTATGAAGTATGTGAAGTTAACCGAACATCAACAGTAGACACTAGTCATTGACAACGGATAGATAACACAGTATAATTGAATTGAGTTTTTTAAGACTTATGGCAAAAGGATTTACAGTAAAAGCAGCAGCACCGAAGAAGAAAGAAGAAGAGTGGGATATTGCTGCTATTAAGGAAAGGATGCGAGGTAAACAGATTGTATTTTGTTTACCTGGACGTGGGTGTTCGTTTGTATTTCTGAAGAACTTTGTACAACTGTGCTTTGATATGGTACAGAATGGTATGGGTATTCAGATTAGTCAAGATTATTCATCAATGGTTAACTTTGCACGTTGTAAGGTACTTGGAGCAAATGTACTACGTGGTCCGAATCAAATTCCATGGGATGGAAAACTAACATATGATTATCAGTTATGGATTGATAGTGATATTGTATTTGACACTAATAAGTTTTGGCAGTTGTGTGATTTAGCATTAAATGCTGAAGGTGAGGAGAAAGAAATTGTTGGTGGATGGTATGCAACAGAGGATGGACATACGACATCTGTTGCACATTGGTTAGAAGAAGATGATTTCCGTAAGAATGGTGGAGTTATGAACCACGAGACTGTGGACTCAATTCAGAAGCGGCGTAAGCCCTTCACTGTAGATTACACAGGTTTTGGGTGGGTGCTCATTAAGAAGGGAGTCTTTGAGAATCTTGAGTATCCTTGGTTTGCACCGAAGATGCAAGTCTTTGAGTCTGGTGCAGTACAAGACATGTGTGGAGAAGATGTCTCATTCTGTCTTGATGCAATTGAAAAGGGATTTGATATTTGGTGCGATCCTCGGATTCGCGTTGGTCACGAAAAAACTCGTGTTATCTAATCATGTATAATATCTTATGTAATGGACGTAAGATACATCAGAATCTGAGTGCTGAAAAATGTGCTGAGATTCTCGACGAATATGCTCAGAAGTATTATAATACTACTGACGAAAACAACAACCCAAACCAATTTGAAATTGAGGTAATTGACTTATGGCAATGATAAAAAACGGTAATTATATTCCCGGAAAACCCAAAAAAACTCGTCAAGGTAATTCACAAAATACATTACTTTCTGCGTCCTCTCGTAATAAAGCAAAGAAGCGTTATCGTGGGCAAGGTAAATAAGAATAGCGAAAGCAGTTATGAATGTCTTGTTTAATCACTAACTTACCATCTGTTGAAGTATGGGTAAGAAAAGAATATCTTACTGACCATCAAAGTGGTCATGGTGAATTTGTAAAGGGCGTTTGGGTATCGTGTAAATCGATTCCTGGACGTGCTTTTTATTTTGAAACATATTTACCAGAGTATGCTGCAATGTATGATAAGCTACCTATTAGTGCCTTTGTAACCGATCCTGAGACACCTTCACCTGATATGAATCTACCCAACCTACAATTCTGGAATTGTATGGACTATGGTGTAGTTAATATTGATAAGAAGTTCATCGGTAGTATGGACTTTGAGGTTTATACCAGGGACTATGGTAATGTAAAAGGCACTTATGTATGTACTATTGATAATTATCATCACGATCCAGATTATGTTGACTATGCTACAAGCGAAAATCCTGCCGAACATAAGTCTCATAACCTAATTGAACTTGAAAATGGACAATATGCACTCTATCCAAACAATAGAATGCGTATCTATGATAACAGTCTGACCCCTGTTGAACCAAAAATGCCTGATTTTAAGGTTTCTACCCAATATTATCAGGTTGAGAATGGTTTTGACCGTCTTGGAATGGGTCGGGAGGACGAATATTTTTGGAAAACTTCAAAAGAACGTCAAAATTTAGAAAAAAACACTGATGAGGAGCAAAATGGGTAATTCTAGAGTTGATAGAGATCAAGATTTCATGAAAAATGAGTATGGAACTGAATCATTAATCACCGATTATGGAAATACCTATGATCGATGGACGGTGAAGAAAGAAAAAGATCTAAGAGAGGTAGATTATGAAGAAATTGATGACAAAACTTTCCTACAAGACTGATAAATAAAGATACGTTTATACTTGTATTATGCCTGTCCAGCGGGTAAGTAAAGGTTTTAAGGATATTGGGAGTGCTTTTCAAGCAAATCCACTGTCTAATGATCTTCTTGCAATCAAAAATGAGACTGCAATCGCAAGATCAGTAAGAAATCTGGTATTTACCCTTCCAGGAGAAAGATTTTTTAATGAAGACCTTGGTTCTAGAGTATCAAGATCGCTATTTGAAAACATTGATAGTATTTCTGCATCTCTAATCGAGGATGAAATTAGAAATACTATTAATAATTTTGAACCAAGGGTTGAATTGATTAATGTAGTCGTGGCACCAAACTATGACAACAATGAATTTAATGTGACGATTAGTTATAATATTGTAGGGGTTGATGCCTTACAGCAACAGTTATCATTCGCATTACAGCAGACACGATAATGCCATTAGTTAATTTCACAAATCTAGACTTTGATCAGATAAAAACATCTATTAAGAGTTATCTTCGATCAAACTCAAACTTTACTGACTATGATTTTGAAGGTTCTAACCTTTCAACGATAGTTGATGTATTAGCCTATAATACATATATTTCCTCATATAATGCTAACATGGTTAGCAATGAGGTTTTTATTGATAGTGCAACATTAAGAGAGAATGTTGTTTCATTAGCACGTAATATTGGATATGTACCAAGATCAAGAACAGCATCAAGATCTTTAGTTACCTTTTCTGTTGATACTACAGACTTTGCTACCAATCCAACCGCAATCACCCTTAAGAAGGGTATAGTTGCTTCTACAAGCGCGTTTGGAGGAGATAGTTATACATTTGCCATACCAGAAGATATCACTGTTCCTGTGGTCAATAAGACAGCAACTTTCGATAGTATTCAAATATTTGAAGGAGAATTTTTAGTTGATAACTTTACTGTAGAACCAGAAAATCCTGCACCACCACAGAAATATATTTTAAACAATTCTAATATTGATACTTCTACTTTAAGTGTTTTAGTTAGAAGTACAGAGTCAAGTACAACTAGTAGAAAGTTTTTATTATCAGACAGTCTTTTTGATATTACTGCAGATTCAAGAGTTTACTTTATTCAAGAGATTGAAGATCAAAGATATGAATTAATTTTTGGTGATGGTATTTTTGGTGAGAAACTTGAAGAGTTGAATTATATTGAAGTTTCATATATTAGAACATCAGGTGAAGCAGCGAACGGTTTATCAAACTTTAGTTTTACTGGAATACTTGCAGATAATAACGGTGTCTCTGTTGCGGATGGCATTTCATTAATTACTACTATTAGTGCATCTGAAAGTGGAAAAGAAATTGAGTCTGTTGATTCTGTTAAAAATTATGCAACTAGAATTTATGCATCACAAAACAGAGCAGTCACTGCTGCAGATTATGAAGCATTAATTCCAAAAATTTATCCAGAGACACAATCTGTTTCTGTATTTGGCGGAGAAGACTTAACACCTCCACAATATGGAAAGGTTTTCATTACAATCAAACCATACTTTGGTCCATTCTTACCTAACTCGATTAAAGATAATTTAAAAAATATTTTAAGAAGATATAGTGTCGCTGGTATTGTTCCAGAAATACTAGACCTTAAGTATTTGTATGTTGAAGTTGATTCTTCTATCTACTACAACCAGAATCTAGCACCAGGACCAGACTTTGTTAAGTCTATTGTTTCTACTAATGTTGGTAATTACTCCAACTCAATTGAACTGAATAAGTACGGTGCAAGGTTTAAGTATAGTAGATTCCAGAACATTATTGATAATAGTCATGAATCTATTACATCAAACATTACTAAAGTACAAATCAGAAGAGACTTAAGAGCAAAATTAAATCGTATAGCAAACTACGAAATTTGTTTTGGAAATGAGTTCTATATAAAGAGACTTGACGGATATAATATTAAAACCTCTGGATTTAGAGTGTTTGGAATTGATGATGTTGTATATCTTGGTGACACTCCGAATGATAATCAATCCACTGGAGAAGTGTTTTTATTCAAACTTGAATCTCCAACTCAACCAGCGGTTGTGAGAAGATCTGTAGGAACGATTGATTATGAAAAGGGAGAAATACTATTAGATAATATTAATATTGTTTCAACTTCTAAAACGACGCAGAGACAACCAGTTATTGAAATCTCTGCTTGTCCAAGGTCTAATGATGTGATTGGGTTGCAAGATCTATATCTTCAGTTAGACACTAGCAATAGTGTGTTAAATATGTTAAGCGATGAAGTTTCTTCTGGCGCAGATCCATCAGGAACTACGTATATAACGACCTCAAGCTACACAAACGGAAATTTAGTACGTTCATAAGAAATGATAGAAACTAGAATCAAGATTAGTGCAATCGTTGCAAATCAACTTCCTGAGTTTGTAAGAGAAGAATTTCCTCTTGTAAGTGAGTTTTTATCACAATATTACCTTTCTTTAGAGGGTCAAGGTTCAACTTTAGATATTCTACAGAATATCGATCAGTATGTAAAGGTAGATAATTTAACAAACATTGTTGATTCAACGACCTTGGGTGCTGATGTATCTTTTATTGATGACACAATTACCGTTAAATCAACTTATGGATTTCCAAAGTCCTATGGATTGATTAAGATTGGTTCTGAAATTATTACATATACTGGAATCACTTCCACCACATTTACTGGATGTATTCGTGGATTTAGTGGTGTCACTTCATACCAAGGATCGAACACTCCTGACGAGTTAGTATTTGAAGATACCGATATTGATCAACACATATCTGGAAGCACTGTAACTAATTTAAGTGTACTTTTCTTAAAGCAGTTCTTCACTAAAGTTAAAAAGCAAATAACTCCAGGATTTGAAAATAGAGAGTTATATACTGGTCTCAATGAAAGAATCTTTCTCAAGCAATCTAACGACTTTTATACTTCAAAGGGTGCAGACCAATCTTTTGAAATTTTATTCAGAGCACTTTATGGCGAAGACGTAGAAGTCATCAAACCGAGAGACTATCTTTTTATTCCTTCGGCTGCAGAATATAGAGTTTCTAGAGACCTTGTTGTAGAATTATTAGAAGGTAGTGTAGATGATTTAGAAAATAGAACTCTTTTCCAGGATGAAACTAGTGAATATCCTGCTGCAAGTGGTTCTATTAATAAAGTTGAGGAAATTGTAAGAGACGGCAAAACATATTATGTCATAAGTTTAGATTATGATTATGACAAAGACATTGATGTTGAAGGTTCTATCTTTGGTAAGTTCTCTATTCATGCAAACACTAAAGTAATTACGAAGACATTGGTAGGAGACACTACTATTGATGTAGATTCTACTGTTGGATTTCCTTCATCGGGAACTTTAATTGTTAATTACTCTGATACCGATGTTATTGAGATTGAATATAAGTCAAAATCACTAACTCAATTTTATGAGTGTAGTGGAATATCTCGTGATATTGAACCAAAGCAGAATGTGAGAGTTGATGCATTTGCATATGTATTGACAGATCCGAATGATAAAGATTCAAAAGTTAAAGTTAGAGTTACTGGAGTTATCTCTGACTTAGATTTTTACGCGAATCCTTATTATTACCAACCAGGAGACGTAATACAAAATAAGAATTTAGGTATTACTTTAAGTTCTTCTTTCGGAAATGATTGGTTCTTTAATATTGCAACAAAGTATACTGTAGATTCGGTATCAGTTGTAGATAATGTAAACTTCAAATACAGAATCAACACAATTGATGAGCATGGGTTTTCTATTGGCAATTCTGCAAATGTAATTTTTAATGATGGAACTACAAAGGAAACAAATGTCATTTCCATTTTAAACAAAAATAGTATTATTGTTGGTGGCCAAGGACAAATTCAACCACAAACAGTACAAAATATTCAGAAACTAATATCAAAGGCTGACTCTAGTGTATATCCAACTTCTGACATCTACTCCACAAACGTTCAGAATGTTTACTCTGATAAGGAATCCTTATATATTACATCTTCATCTATCCCAAGTTATCTGAATGAACCCCTTGATATCACTGATAGATCTGTAAAGTTCTCTGGAACATTTAATGGTTTAGATATTACATTTGCAAACCACGGATTTCAAACTGGCGATTCAGTAACCTATATTCCAGAAAGTTCTACTAATACTCTTAATATAGATGAAGGAGTATATTTCGTCAAAAGAATTGATAATAGTACTATTAGATTGTCTAATAGTAGAGCAAATATTAGTAGTGGCATTTATATAACTCTTATTGGAACGGTGACCAATAGTATCTTAAGATACACTGATTTTGCTTATCAAGAGTTAGAAACTCAAAAACTTATTAGAAAAATTCAAGATCCAGTAACTGATAGTGTAGAGCATACAACACTTCCAGGAACTACGGGTATTCTTGTTAATGGTGTAGAGATTTTAAACTATAAGTCTAGAGACTCTATTTTCTACGGTGCAATTCAGACTGTCGATATCCTTTCAAACGGTGAGGATTATGATATAGTCAATCCACCCATTCTACAGACCACAGGAGACGTAGGAGCAGGTCTTTCTGCTTTCTGTGGCATAGAAGGTTCTTTGGATGGAATTAACATTATAGACCCTGGTTTTGATTATGTTTCAAATCCTATAGTTACAATTAGTGGCGGAAGTGGTAAAGGTGCGGTTGCAAAACCAATTCTTAAGTCTATTTCACATTCAGTTAGTTTTAACTCTATTCAAGATGCTGGATTAGTTAATTTAACAAACAACACTATTAAATTCTCATCATTTCACAAATTTAGAGATGGTGAGTTAGTAATCTACAAAACTGATGGACAGACTGCAGTTGGTGGATTGTCTACAGATGCACAATACTATGCATCTGTTCAGGACGCATATACCGTGAATCTTCATAAGAATTATGATGATGCAATTTCTGTGTCGAACGTAATTGATCTTACTGGGTATGGCGCAGGAAATCATTCTTTCAGATGTGCAAATCAGAAGAGTATTATTTCTTCTATTTCAGTAGTTAATCCAGGTAGTGGATATAAGAATAGAAAAACCACAGTAACATCTGTTGGTGTTGATACTTCATCTAATATAATCACATTAAAATCTCATGGTTATAGGAGTGGTGAGTTAATCAGGTATACTTCAGGAACTACTGCAATTGGTGGACTTACTGATGGGTCTTATTATGTAACTAATATTGATAATAATAGTGTAAGACTTTCTCAAGTTGGTGTTGGTTCAACTGCACCAGAATTTTACTATGCAAATGCAGAGTACATTAACTTTACTTCTTCTGGTTCTGGAACACAATCTTTCAACTACCCTTCAATTACAGTAGAAGTAAAAGGTGAGATTGGAGTATCTACTCTCACTGGACAAAACTTTAACGCTGAGATTCAACCTATCTTTAGAGGAGAAGTTAAGTCTGTATTTGTTGAAGATGGTGGTGTTGGTTATGGTTCCTCTGAAATCTTAAATTACAATAAACAACCAACGTTCAGTTTGGATAGTGGTTCTGGTGCTCAACTAAAAGCAATTGTCAACGATGGAAAGATTACTCAAGTATTAATCTTTAATTCTGGTAGTTCATACAATGCTCCTCCAATTTTAGAAGTAAGTGGAACTGGAAATGGTGCAATTCTTACTCCTGTAATTTCCGGTGGAGTTATAACGGAAGTTAAAGTAATTGCTGGTGGCAGATCATACTTAGAAAAAGATACTACAATTAAAGTAATTAGTGCTGGAAAGAATGCACAGTTTGGATTTAATCCAAAAGTATGGAATATTAATATTTTTGATAGACTTATTTCCAATAATAAACTATCTGAAGATGATGGTGTAATCTTTGAGGGAGCAAATTCTTCTTATGGACTTCAATATACTCACATATATTCACCAAGAAAACTGAGAAGGTCTATTTTAGGAACCAAAATTGTAAACGGTCAAGAAACGTTTATCACCGACCTTAGACTTCAGAATGGAAAAGAAGTATTATCAGACAGTCACTCTCCAATTATTGGATATGCATATGATGGCAATCCAATCTATGGACCTTATGGATATAGCACGATAACTGGAGGAACTCCAAGACTACTAAAATCTGGATATACATTATCGCCATCTACTGATAGACCAAATCCATTAGACTCCAATGGTAATGTAACCTATATCGACGGATTCTTTACTAATGATTATGTTTATGATGGTTCTGGGGACCTTGATGAATATAATGGAAGATTTTGCAAGACTCCAGAATTTCCTAACGGTGTTTATGCGTATTTTACTACAATCAATACAAATGCTATAGAGTCTAGTGGACAGTTTAAGAATTATAGAAAACCAGAGTTCCCATATTTTATTGGAGACAAATATAAATCATCTCCTATCCCATACAACTATGATAACAAGTCAAACCAAGATGATATTAATTTAAATGAAACCAATCTGTCCAGAAATACTACTCCATATGGTGTATTGAATCCAAATACTGAGTATGATTTTGTTGTTGATTCCAATAAAATTCAAAAGCAGAACACTATTGTAGAAAACACTACAAAGGGTAAGGTTTTATTTGTTGGCATCAACAGTGGTGGTCAGAATTACCAAGTAAATGATAAAGTTATATTTGACAATCAAGATACCGGTGGATATGACGCAAATGCAGTGGTATCTCAAATAGCTGGACAGAGAATCAATAATATAAGTATTGCAAAGTCTACTGTATCAAATGTAGAGTTTTTCCCATCGACCAATCAAATCGGTTTTATTGGTTTTGCAACTGCACCTCATGGGTTATCCAACTTTGATAAAATATCTTTGTCTGGTGTATCTACATCATCAACTAATATTGAAGATAGATTTTTCCTGGTAGGAATTCATACAGAGTCATTAAATCTTGCTCTAGATGTTGAATCTACTTCTTCTACAGGAATAGTGACATACTTTGATGTAACTGGTGATCTTTCATTCCCAAGATTTAGAGAAAATGATGTTCTGGGAATTGGTACAGAAAAAGTTAGAATCTTAAATGTAGATAAGTTATCATCTAGAATACGTGTTGAAAGAGCATATGATGGAACTGTTGGTTCCGCACATACTGCTTCTTCATTACTAGAAGAAAAACCAAGAAAGTTAATAACTGGTATTTACTTAGTTGACAATAAATCAAAGTTTGATTATAGCAGAGAATTATATTTCGATCCACAAGAAACCGTTGGCTTAGGAACGGTTGCTGGAGTTGGAATTGGTTCAACTTTAGTTTTTGCTAATCCTGGCGCTGGAATCTCAAATATTAACATTCCAACTAAAGCATTTTATTTTCCAGACCACAAATTAACAACTGGAGATACTTTAACATATTTTAATAATAGTGGAAACTCTATCGGTGTATCCACTGATGGTATTGATATCTTCAGTCTTACAAATGGTCAGACAGTATATGCAGGAAAAATATCTAATGATCTGATTGGAATTGCAACTGCGAAAATTGGTATTGGTACAACTGGTTCTTTTGTTGGTATCAACAGTTCAGTTTATGTTAATACATTATTCTTCACCGGTATTGGAACTGGAGAGAAGCATAGTTTAAAAACAAATCCAGAGAATATCTTAACTGCTACTGTTAATAAGATCAGTGCAACCGTAACCACCGGTTCAACTCACGGTCTTCAATTTAATGATTATGTGTCTTTAAATGTCCTTCCAGGTATTACAACTACTATTTCTGTAGCATATAATGATTATCACAGAAGACTCGTAATTGATCCTAGAAGTTTTACTGCTTCTGATGTTGATACTGCAACTGATATTATAACAATTGCGAATCACAATTTGTCTAGAGGGCAGAAAGTAATTCATACTTCTACAACTCCTGCTACAGGTCTTGTAGACAATGAAATCTACTATGTTTTTGTTGTAAGCAATGACAAAATTAAGTTATGTAAAAGTATAACAGATGTACTGAAGATATCTCCAATTTTTGTCAATATTACAGGAACTTCTTCTGGAACGATTTCAAAAATAAATCCACCATTGATTTTAGAAAGAAATAAAACTTTAGAGTTTGACCTTTCTGATTCTTCTCTTTCATTTACAAATAATTCAATATCTTACTCAGCATTTGACTTTGGAATTTTCTCGGACAGAGAACTTAAAAATCAATTCTATTCTTCTTCTGCTACCGAAAACTTTGAAGTAACTAAGAGTGGTTCTGTTGGATTAAGTACCCTTGCAAAACTAACTATTAAGGTTACAGAAAATCTCCCGCAGGTTTTATATTATGGAGCAGTTCCAATCAATCTGACTCTTAACACTGCAGTTAAGAAAGAAATTACTTCTGATTCAGATAATATCAAAAACTACAATGAATTAGTTGTAGTAAACAATGTCCTTACGCAGCAAAATTATATAAGTGGAATTGGATCTACTACGTTCTCATTTAGTATTTACAGTGCTCCTTCAGAAGATCAATATCTTCCTACTGATGGTGAATTATTTTATAGCACAAACTCTACAACTGCTTATGGTTCAATTGCAGAAGTTTCTATGGTTTCTGGAGGTAGAAACTATCATTCTTTACCAAACATCTCAAAAATTAATAGTGGATTAGGAACAGATGCTATTCTTGTCCCTGCAGGTTTTGATATTGGTAAGGTCACTAAAGTTGATATTCAAGACATTGGTTTTGAATACTCTGCAGATAAAACGTTAAGACCTGAAGCACAACTTCCGCAGATTTTAATAATAGATCCTTATAATAGATTTGCTTCTATTGGTATATCTTCTGTTGGTCAAAACTATATCTTTGCTCCAGACTTGGTTGTTCTTGATGGTACAACAAATCAAGTTGTTTCTGATGTTGATTTGAATTATGAACTTGGAGACGATACTGTTACAATTTCTAGAAACACATTCTCTTTAAGTGATACTACTCCAACTATTATTCCAATTAATAATACAAACGGAGTTTCAATTAAAAATATTACATTTGATACGGCAACTAAAGATGTTACTGTTTCTTTGGGTTCTAGTTATAGTAGTTTATCAGACTTCCCCTTCGCTGTTGGCGAAACTGTTTTAATTGAAAACGTTAGTGTTGGAGTTGGAAATACTGTAAAAGGATATAATTCATCTCGATATAACTACAGTCGATTCAATGTTACTCAAATGGATCCAAACATTGGTGGCGCAGATGGATCAATTACATATAATCTTTCAGAGTACCTTGCTAGTGGAGAAATTCCAGGCACATATGATGTATTAAATTCTGTTGGTAGGGTAATTCCATCAAAACACTTCCCAATATTTGACATTACTTTAGGTGCAAATGAGTTCTTTAAAGGAGAACCTATAACTTCTCCATCTTCTTCTGGTATTGTTAATTCTTGGAATCCAAGACTTGGACACCTTAAGGTGTCTGCAATTAATGCCTTCAAGATTGGAGAGAATGTTGTTGGTTCTTCTTCAAAATCTGTAGCAAATATTGCGACAGTCAATCTGTATAATTCCTTATATAACGTTGACGATTCTTCTGTGGTCAAGAAAGGGTGGTTGAATGAAGTTGGATTCCTCAATAACAACATTCAACGATTGCATGATAACGATTATTATCAGTACTTCTCATATGCATTGAAATCTAAAGTTGAATATGCGAAGTGGGATAATGCAGTAAGTTCTCTTAATCATACTGCAGGATTTAAGAAGTTCTCTGACTTGATTGTAGAATCTAAAGATCCTGATGATGTTGGCATTAGCACCAATCAAAATGAAGGGACTTTCATTGGAATTGCAGATTTCATATCAGAAGTTGATTTAAACTGCGTAAACGATTTTGACTTAGCAACAGAATTGACTTTAAATGTTGATTCTACTATTGCATCAAATGAAATTGTATTCAACAGTCGCACACTTCAAGATTACATTGAATCTGTTGGGAACAGAGTTCTTACTATTGATGATTTAAGTCCACAGTTTAATGATCTTCCAAGAGCAGAAAGATTTAGTACCGTCAATTTGTTTGACATTTCTCTTGCAAGATCTAAAAAGTATTTTGTACTTATTGATGATGTAAGATTTTCAGATGAAAAACAACTTAGTATTGTTACTCTGATTCATGATGATAATGGAATTGCATATGCAAATGAATATGGAGATATTCCTACCTTTGATAACCTTGGTTCTTTTGAATTTAATATTATTGGAACTGAAGGTCAATTATTATTTTATCCAACTAAGTATTCATTAAATGATTATAATGTAAGTACACTTGCATATACTCTTGAAGATACTTTTGCGGGTATTGGTAGCACTGATTTTGGAGATGTTGTTAAAGTTGCTAGTAGCACAACATCTGTTACTACAGGAATCAGTGCTGCAACTACAATTGTTGGAATTGCTTCAACATATAGAGCATCTAAATTGTTGGTCCAATATGCAGCAGATGATAGTTCTTACTTTGAGTTTGACGAACTGACAGTAATTCACGATGGAAGTGAAGTAAACCTTATTGAATATGGACAATTAGTATCAGATACTGGAACACTTTCTGCAGGAATTGGTACTTATAGTGCGTACTTATCTGGTTCTAATGTTAATATTGATTTTACTCCGAACGTTGCACTTGGTGTTACTCACCATATCAATACCATAAGGGTTTCTATTGCAGATACTGCTTCAGTTGGTGTCGGAACTTATACTATGGATACTGCACGATTAGACTCCAGAATAACATCTATTGCGTCTACATCTTCTCCAGTAGCAACATCAGTTGCCCAATATCCATCAGGTGACTTTGATTGTGCATACTATATCGCAACTATTGAAGATAAGACAAATTCTCAATATCAAATCTCTGAAATTACTCTTGTCAGCGATTCTAGAGATGCATATATTTCTGAGTTTGGTAATTTGGAAACCGGATCTAGTATTGGTTCTTTTGATGCTCAACTATCTGGTAGCAATACTGAACTTACATTTACTCCAATTGCATCTGCAGATGTTGAAGTTCGTGTTTTTCAAAACGCACTTCGTTTAATAGATACTAACAATACTAATACCAGAATTAGCCTTACTAATTCATCAATCTTAACTGGAAATGGAGATTACACTGGAGCAGATAGTGATGTTAGGAGAGAGTTCCAATTAACTCATAAGCAACTTCCAATTTTTGAAAGATACTTTGTTGGTAGCGCATCCACTGTCGTTAGTGTTGCTAAAGATACGATTCAGGTTCCAAACCACTTCTTTGTCACTGGAGAAGAATTAGTTTATGAACACGCTGGTGCAGGAACAACTCAGGCAATTGGGATTAGTTCTACAAATATTCCTGGAGTTGGTGTAACAGACAAACTTCCTACTACCGTGTATGCTATTAAGGTTGATGACATTTCAATTAAACTTGCAGGTAGTGCTGAGAATGCACTCAAAACTGTTCCAACATCTTTAGATATTACTTCTGTTGGTATTGGAACTTCTCACTCACTTACTGCTAAGCAGCAAAACTCCAGAATCGTTCTTTCTATTGATAATGTAATTCAATCTCCAATTGTCTCTAGTGCAGTTACAGCAACCTTGTCACAAGAGTTTAAAGTAACTGAAAATATATTGACATTGAGTGGTATTACATCAATCTTTAGTGGCAATCTACTTGAAATTGGTAATGAGGTTGTAAGAGTTGAAGCAGTTGGTGTTGGAAGCACTAACATATTGAGAGTTAGAAGAAAATGGATGGGAACTGGAATTTCAACCCATTCAAGTGGTGAGTTAGTGACAAAAGTTGATGGTGACTATAACATCGTAGATAACAAAATTAGTTTCATATCTCCTCCAAAAGGATTAACTCCAATTGGAACAACTACGGGAAGTCCAAATGATGTGGATTATGTTGGTATCGCTACTCATTCCACATTTAGTGGAAGATCATTTATGAGATCTGGTATACCCGATACCACCACTGAACCTTATGCACAAAATTACATTTTTGATGATGTATCATCACAATTTACTGGTTTTGCTACTTCATTCAATTTGAAGTCAAGTGGTTTGGATGTGACTGGATTCTCTACAGATAATGCAATTATTTTGGTCAATCAGATATTCCAAGGACCACAAGCAATTCAAAAGAAAGGAGATTATACTCTTAGAGAAAATGCTGGTATTACTAGCGTAAACTTCACTGGAACAATTTCTTCAATAACATCTGACATCAATTCCGCAAATGTTCCTCTTGGAGGAGTTATCGTTTCTGTTGGTTCTACTGAAGGATTTGGATATCAACCACTGGTTGCTGCTGGAGGCACTGCTACTGTATCTGGTCTTGGAACTATTTCTTCTATTAGTATTGGAAATAGTGGTTCTGGATATAGAGCAGGAATCCAAACTGTTGTAAATGTCGGAGTTGCGACGTTCAGTACTGGAACTCCTAACATTGAATTTATCGGTACTGCTGCTATCAGTGGTGGACATATTGTAAGTGTTGCTATTACTAACCCAGGAACTGGATACACTTCCACAAATCCGCCACTCATTATCTTTGACGATCCATTATCTTATTCAAATATTCCTCTTGTTTATAGTTCTTCTTCCACTTCTGGTTTAGGAAGTCAAGCAACTGCTAATATTGTAGTTGGTCAAGGTTCTAGCATTATTGAATTCTCTATTGAAAATAGTGGTTATGGATATGGCCAGGGCGAAATCTTAACAGCATCTATTGGTGGACTCACAGGAATTCCAACAAATCCAACACTTTCATATGAGGAATTCCAACTCACAATCGAGACAACTTATTCTGACAGCTTCTCTGGTTGGTCTATTGGAAATCTTTTAGTTATTGATAATATTGATAACTTATTTGATGGTTCAAGAAAGTCATTCCCAATTAAAGTTGGATTGAATCAAAAAACCATTAGATCCTCTACAGGTTCTTTGATTGATGTTGAGGCAACACTACTTATATTTGTAAATGATATTCTCCAGGTTCCTGGACAAGGATATACATTTGATGGTGGTAGTTTTATTAACTTTACAGAAGCACCAAAAGTAGGAGATACAACAAAGATTCTATTTTATCAAGGTTCTTCTTCTGTAGATGTTCTTGATGTTGATATATTAGAGACTATTAAGAAAGGCGACACTGTTAGATTAGATGATGACGATTTCACTTTCCAACAAAAAACCAGAGCAGTTTATAATGTAAATTCCGCCGACACAATTGATACAAATCTATACGCTGGTCCAGGAATAACCACAGACGAATCTTATAATAGACCCGTTAAGTGGTGTAGACAAACTGAAGATAAATTTGTAAACGGTGAGTTTGTCGCAAAAGATAGAATTATCTACGAACCACTAATTCATCCAAATACAAGAATCATTCAGTCTGTTGGTGTTGGATCTACATTTATCTTTGTTGAAAATGTATGTAAATATTTTTCAACAAATTCTTTTTTTTCAATTGGTTCGTCAATTGGTTCATCTTTATGTGCATTTTTCCACCACATCATTAGTGCAT